ATGATAACCAACATCACCACAGCAAAATGGTTTTTTCCAGCCTTTGATGCAGGTTTAATGTTAGTATTTTCATCCGCAGTCACGCTCTATTGCATCAATAGGATCAGCAAGAAATTCCCAGATACTAACGAATTACTACCATTTTTTGGTTTAATCGTTTGGGTCTTGTTGATCGTCGGCTACTATGTCGTTCGCTACAACAATAACTATCAGACTTCATTATCAATAATCGTAGCCGGTTCGATAGCAGGTATGGGATGGTGGATACAGTTCATCACTTCAGCCGCAAGCGATCGCAGAAAGCATACCCTCAATGTAGTGCTAAGCACCAGAACATGTACTGAATATCAAACAAATCTGCGTAACTTTACTCATCTGTGGAGAGGCAATCGTCACATACCCAAAGAACTTTGTGAATGGAGAGACGATCCAGATAACCCTAAATTTCAAAACGCAAATGTTCCAAAAGAGGTCGTGGACGGCATAAACGGGATGCTATATATCCTCAACTTCTTCGAGTTTTTGGCACAAGGTATCAAAGCAAATGACCTTGATGATAAATTACTCCGCGAATGCTTTTGTGGTTTTTTGGAAGGATTAGAAAGACGAGCATATTTCATTTTGTCAGAGGCACAAAAGAAGGATGAGCGTTTTTTTGAAGGTATTGTTTTCTTATGCAAGCGTTGGAACAATGATAAGTCAATCATAGAAAAGCATCGTCATTCAGCCCCTCCGGTTGATATAGGGATAAGCTATCCTCCTAAAGATGAAGTGATGGAAATGTTAGGAATGACCTCACACGACCATCAGTCTCGCAAACGTAGACGTAGAAAAACAAAAAAAGTTACAACTACTCAACCTGCAGCCAACACGAGCCCTCTGAATTCATCTCAAATAGCCTCATCAGGATAACCACCTGATATGGCAGTTAAAGGAGAAAGCCCGCTGATACGGGTTTTCTTCAATCCTTAGGCTTTCAGCTGAGTTCGGTATAGCTTGATCCTGAATTCCCCATCTATCGCGCATATCAGCAGCGAGCAATCACAGGCTGAAAGCGACACGTCCACAACAAGTAGCGCCCCCTAGATTATCCCTTCCCTGAAATGTGAACGCGCAGCGCGCATGAAGTAAGTCGCTGATGGCTGGCTGATAAGCTGCTGATCGAGGGAAATCCTTTTTTCAACATAATCAGCCGCAGGTGAAGGAAAGCCCATGTTTACGCCCTCTCTTGAATACCGGATAAAAACACAGCATAAGTACTGCATATCCATCCAGTAAAGGAGCAATGAGCAATGTTCGTGGAACTCGTTTATGACAAAAGGAATTTTGATGGCCTGCCCGGTGCAAAAGATATCATTCTGGGCGAATTTACCAAGAGGGTTCACCGGATTTTCCCCGATGCTGAGGTCCGGGTTAAACCGATGATGATTCTGCCAGCAATCAACACTGACGCGAGCAAACATGAGAAAGAACAGATAAGTCGTACTGTTCAGGAAATGTTTGAAGAGGCTGATATGTGGCTGGTTGAAAGTTAACCATAAAACGCAGCCCCAAACACCTGTGAACAACTACATCTAGTGTTGCAAAATGAAAAACACAACTACATGGAACTTTTATCATTAAAAGGTGTCTGATTTTTTACAATCTACTATCAGAAACTAATCTTTAGTAAAAAATGCCATCTGATTACAAGTGACTGATGAGTATAAACTCATTAATATGTACTAACGGTTACCAATACGGTAAACTTGTTGCAGTATCTGAAAGAAAACCACACAACAAAAGGGGGCATGTTATGGCTTATTCTGCAGCAGCAGTTGCTAATGCCTTCATTGAGAAGGCGAACAAAGGTGAACTTTCTGAGCTGACTCCCATGAAGCTCCAGAAGTTGCTTTTCTATACACAATCTTGGCACTTGAAGCTGTGCAATGGCAGACCTCTTTTTGATGATCTCTTTGCACGCTGGAAGTTTGGCCCAGTAATACCGCCGCTCTATCACATGCTAAAAAAATACGGGTCTGGTGAAATACAAGAACCCATTAGCATAATTATTGACTCAAATGGAGAGTGGAAGCGTATTACCCCCACGATACAGAAAGACGATGCTGACGCCATGAAACTGATTGATAAAATCATAGAGGTCTATGGCGGATATTCAGGAACAGCATTATCAAATATGACTCATGCACCTGGTAGTGCCTGGAGCCGTGGAGCTGTTGACGGTGGTCCAATCACTCATACGGACATGGCTGAACATATCCATTAATGTCTGAATTTGAACGAATCTCCATCCCCAGCGGCACTAGATTAGGTGCCGCTCCCATTTCCAGCTCAGAAGATGAGCCTCCTTCATCTGAAGTATCCACTCGCGGTGATAATGTAACCCCGCAAAGCGTTGAAGATGCGAAATCTTATCGTAAGTTGCGGGAAATTTTCGCCGAAAAGGCTTATAAGGTAGCAAAAAAATCACTTTATGGATGGGCGATTCTACTTTTCGCACAAGGATGGTTTTCACTGATTGGTATTCAGATTTTCTCTGACAAAGTCCTCATAGCTATAACAACCGCTGTAACACTTAACGTCTTCGCCGCTTTCCTTGGTGTAATAAGAGGACTGTTTCCTTCAGGTAAGTCCTCCGGGGAAAAAGAGTAGCTTTTCAACCAATCCGCCGTGACTGGCAATCATTCAATACTCGCACTATCAAAAGTTTACTAGCCAAACCGCAGCACGTCCTGCATACGTCGTGTCTGCGGTTTTTCTTTTTTGCTTACATTGTGTCTGGTTCTTCCGGCCACTCAATATCAGGTGCAGTTGATGTATCAACACGGTTCAGCAACACCCGATACTTTTTCCAGGCTTCCAGCAATGAGTTTTCTTCCTCCGTTGCGATTTCCAGATCTACAGCATCCTGAAGTGGCGCAATATGCTCACTGGCTACCTGCATCAGGTTGTTTTTTGTTTCTTCCGCCTCCCGGATCCGGAACAGTTTTTCTGCTTCCGTATCCTTCAACCAGGCTGTGCCGTTCCACTTCTGATATTCCCCTTCCGGCGATAACCAGGTAACATTTTCCGGTAACGGACCGAGTTCAGAAATAAATAACGCGTCGCCGGAAGCCACGTCATAAACCGTTTTACCCCGATGATCTTCAACGAGATGCCACGATGACTCATCACTGTTGAAAACAGCCACGAAGCCAGCCGGAATATCTGGCGGTGCAATATCGGTACTGTTTGCAGGCAGACCTGTATGAGGTGGAATATATGCGTCACCGTCACCAATAAATTCATTAGTTCCGGCCAGCAGATTATAAATTTTTATGGTCCGTGGTTGTTCACTCATTCTGAATGCCATTATGCAAGCCTCACAATATAGTTAAATGCGATGTTTTTGACGGTGTTTTCCGCGTTACCAGCAGCGTTAACGGTGATGGTGTGTCCATGTGAACCAATCGCAACGGAGTGCGTATGAGCACCAATACCGACAGTATGCGCGTGTGCACCTGCAGATGCTGCTGTGCCGGACAGTGAATGGCTATGATTACCATCTGTACTGGTATTCGCTAACCACCCCGTAGACATACCTACTGAGCCTTGTACACCCCAGGTATTTTGACCTGAGCTTGTATAACCATATTGATAAGTATCTTTAAAAACACTGGGGTTAAATCGACGGCCATCTCTATGGCTGTGATTACCAGCTGCATTCGTGCTGCCACTTAAACTATGGGTATGCGCACCAGTGTTATTCGTGGATTTAGTGCCGTAATCAAACGACGATGTGGTTTTCGTCCCCAAATCCGTACTGGATGCGCTGGCGCTGTGGGTATGCGATTTAATGCCATCCTGTTCCTGAGACAATACGGCACGACCACTGGCGGGCTTGCCCTTAATCGTCCAGCCACGCAAATCAGGGATCACGCCTGACGGATAAGCGGCAGCAAGTTTCGGGTAGGCAGATTTGTCAAAAGTCTGCCCCTGCATCAGGGCATAACCAAACGGAACGGTATCTGATGGCCACGGGATTGGTGCGCCGACTGGGTAGCTTTCTGGTGGAAGATTTTTCGAGGTATAAACTTCTGCCCAGTCTTCCTCAAAACCATAACCGTCTCTTGAAGAACGGTAGAACAGACCACCATTTCTGTAATGCGCCTTCATCTGCAAGGTCCGGCAACTTCCGACTCCGGTATAGAAGTTAACCAGAATATAGCTGTCGCCAGAGCGGGTGACATTATAAGCGCCTGATTCGGCATTCCAGGGAACGCCACCATCCGCATCGGCATATGTATCCGTTGCCCTTCTGGCAAAAGCAGCCACATGCGCGGCGGTTAAAGTAATATCTCTGGAACCATCAAACTCAACACCAGAAACCCGTCTTGGCGTTTGCAGCTTTGTTGCTGTTAATGCATTACCGTTCAGACTTGCGGACAGTTTGGTTCCAATAACCAGTTCGCCGGTTGCGTTATCAATAGCAAACGGTCTTAATGTATTCCAGCCACCATAAACATCACCTTGATTGGTAAGCAGCAGGTAAGTTTTAGCGCCATCATTACGCCATAATGCCCCATACTCCCCACCTATCATTCGAATCTGATTACCACCACGCGCTACAATTTCGTCTGTGGCAAAAAGTTTTTTGCACGACAAGTTATCGTTAACGATTAACGAATGAGACTCATAAAAACCACGCCCACTCTTAAAATCAAGGATAACGTCCGCCGCGATACATTCAGTCGCCGGATTTGTTGCCCCAAACTTATAGGTCGTATCATTAACAACGAGATCAGCACCAGGTGCGGATATTGACAGGCCATCTTCGATAAACGCAAAAACAGGGAAAGCAGCGCCATCAACATAGAACACAGAGCGCAAATCATCGCCCTTATTACTCATCATTATTGAGTGGATGGCTCGTTCATTGTTTTGATATTGCCAGAACATTCCATAAGCATAACGCCCCCTGTCAGTCCAGCCACCAGGCATAACAAATCCGTTAAACTCGCAGTTATTCATCGGATCGCCTGCGGTTCGCGTTGCCGTGGTGATAATGACCCTTGATGCCAGTTCGCTTACTGAGCCAGCAGAACGCATAACAACAACAGGGTAATATTTTCCAGATGTTGCACCTGCAGGAGCGTTAACCCGCACATAACGCATACCACGCTTATCAGCAAAGTCTGTTTTACTGACCGCGTTAATGTTGTTCAGGAAGCGTCCCTTATCGGGTATATCAGCGCCGTTCTGGTCTTTCTGCAGACGTTTCTCTGCATTGTCATAGGCTGATTTTACTGCCTTTGGCGTTGCCGCCAGCGTTTCAGACGTACTGTTGGTCGCACTGCTGAGCTGTACTATCCCCTTTTTCGTCGTACTTGCATCCTCAAGCGCCACGGCGGATGCAATATCCTCTGCCCGTTTTGCCGCTGTCTCGGCGCGCGTTGCCGCGGATTCCGCCGTACTTTTGCTCTGTGCTGCCGCCGTCGCACTGCCAGCTGCCTCTGTCGCCTTCGTGGATGCTGTCGTGGCGCTGCCCTTCGCTGCGGACGCTTGTCTGGTCGCCTCATCTTTTGAAGCAGACGCCGATGATGCCGATGACGCCGCCGAACTGGCGGACGATGCGGCAGCCGTTTTTGAGGATTCTGCGCTGGTTTCCGACGCTTTCGCGTTCGTCTCGGATGTCTTCGCTGCGGAAGCAGACCTCGCTGCTGCGCTGGCCTGTTCAGTGGCTTCGCCAGCCTTCGTTGTGGCTGTTGAAGCAGACGATGCGGCACTTTCTGCCGATTTTCCGGCGGCGGTGGCACTGGCTGAGGCCTGCCCGGCACTTGTTGACGCGGCACTGGCAGACGACGCAGCCGCTGTTTTTGAGCCTGCCGCAGCCGAGGCGCTCTGTCCCGCTGCCGTTTCAGAAGACCTGGCGTTTGTCTCAGACGTCTTTGCCGCCTTCGCGGAATTGCCTGCCGCCGTTGCCGAGGAAGCGGCACTACTGGCGCTTGATGATGCGTTCGTTTCTGATGATTTCGCTGCCTCTTTTGAGGCCGCCGCATCCCGTGCTGAGGTGGCTGCTTCTGACGCCTTCGTGGTCGCGGCGGATGCAGAAGTGGCTGCTGATTGTTGTGACGCTGCCGCATTCGTTTCTGACGTTTTCGCCGCAGCGGCACTGGTAGCTGCCGCGCTTTTTGAGGACTCTGCAGCAGCAGCACTTTTCGATGCTTCACTGGCCTTTGTTGATGCCGTTCCTGCGCTGGAAGATGCTGACTGAGCCGACGACGCGGCCTGTCCGGCTGACGTGCTGGCTGCGCGTGCTGAGCCTGCAGCATCAGTCGCATGGGTTGCCGCCTCACGGGCTGATGTGCCGGCATCGCTGGCTGACTTCTTCGCGGCTGCCGTGTTCTGTGCCACCGCGGACGCGTTACGCGCCACCTCTTCCACCATCAGTTCAAAACGGCGCAGTGCCTCAGGACGGGCATCATCCTCCGTCATGGCACCGAGAAAATCATTCAGCGTACCGGGTCGGGAATCTTCATACACGGTGATGGTCCCGGCATGTGACGGCGGGAATCCCTCCACCAACAGAATAACGCTGTACTGACCGTACTCAACGTCCATGCTGTAACGCCCGGCTTCATCCGGATTTTCTGAGGCCAGCGTGTTCACCACCACCGTGGTGCTGTTACGTTTTGCTTTCAGCTGGATTGTGCAGTTCTGTACCGGTTTTCCTGTGCCGTCTTTCAGTACACCTGAAATCTTTACTGCCATATTCACCCCACAAAAAAGCCCGCCTGAACCGGCGGGCTGTCATAACACTGTGTTACCTGGCTAATCAGAATTTATAACCGATACCCACGATGAAACCGTCAGTGCGCCAGTCACCACTGCCGGAGCCTTCATAAGCAATATCAATGGCCACGGATTCGGTCGGGTTAAACTGCACGCCAGCCCCCCACGCCAGAGACGTGTTGCTGTGGCGACCGTCATCACTTCCGGTCAGCACATCGTGCTTTTTCCCCTTGTTGTCAGTTACGCGAAGATAATCCCCGGAGAAAGTCGACACACGGCTGTAAGCTACACCCGCCATCGCATACGCGCTGAACCATTCATTCACGCGCACAGACGGCCCCGCCATTACGCTGAACCAGCGGTTACGAACGGAATCTTCATGCCAGCGGGTATCGCTGTAACGGGTCAGCTGGCGATTCTTGTCTCCTGCATAGCTGAATGACGTCACCAGCCCCAGTGTGTCCGTAAACTCATAACGGTATTTCACGTTAATCCCGTTCAGATCATCGCTGCCGGGGACGTTCGTCGAGGCATGAAGATACCCCGCGCTCAGCGTGGACTGATGTTCAGACGCCCATGCAGGCGCACCGGATACGGCCAGACAAATGGCTGCGGACAAAATTGCTGCACAAACTTTACGCAT